GTTTACAGCACTTTACGACGCAGCGACCGACATTTTGACCGCAACAAACTTTTTACCTGACCACGTTTTTGTCAGTCCAAACGTTTGGAAAAACCTGGGCGCACAGTTAGACGGCGACAAGCGAAACGTATTTCCATACACGGCAGTTGCTGGACTTATGGGCGTAAACGCTGCAGGTACTGCAAACATTACGCAAATGAACACGTTCAACCCATTTGGTCTAAATCTGGTTGCAGACAACAATTTTGCGTCAAGCACAATGGTTGTGGCACGCGGTTCAGCAATTGAGTTCTACGAACAAGTACGTGGCCTTATGTCAGTTGAGTTGCCATCTACTTTGGGTAGAAATTTCTCGTACGCAGGCTACGTATCAACGTTCATTGCGGACGCAGATCAAGTCAAGTCAATCGCGATTGCTTAGTCGTAAGCGGCATAACCGCTCATGGCAACATTTGATACAGCGAGCAAACAACTACTAAACAACTTTGCAGTTGTCTCGACACTTGAGCCGACAGAAATTGACGTTGGCGACACAATAGTTGTAGGCGCGTTAGGTGCGCCGTTTAACGGCACGTTTACGGTGCTTGCCTGCCCACAGTATTTATTTGAAGGCACAGATCAGTACGGCGAATTTGTTTACAACGAAAACGTGTCTGTACCTAACCAAGTGTTGTTTGCTTGTACGGGTGCTGACGTTGCATTTGTGCCGATCTATACTGGCACAGTTTCGTTTACACCGACCTGCACTTGGGTTACGGTTGCAAACCTTGTTACTTATCTTGGCGTGTCTATCACTAACCCGTCAGACGATTACACGCTGGCAACGCAGGCCGTTAGCGCTGGCAACCAATTTTGCAGTCGCAGGCGCGCCGAAGCAGGCTACTTTGACGCGTTGGCTACGTCGCCTAGCGGTGACGTCACACTTGGAACGCTGATGTATTGCGCGGCGTTGTGGCGCAGTCGAGGCAGTCTAGAGAACGTGTTTGCGTCATTTGACAACATGGGATCAGCACCGCAACAATCATTAACACCGATTGTTAAACAGTTGTTAGGTATTGACCGACCAGCGGTTGCGTAATGCCAGCACCGTACACCGACCTATTTAACGAGGCGCTGGACGATCTTACGGCGACACTAACCGCGGTGACAGGGCTACGAGTTGTAAACGACCCAACAAAACTTGTCCCTAACTGCGTGTTTATTACCGCACCAAGTTTTACGACCATTGCAGGTAACGGCAACATTGTTCGCATGGATTTTCCAATTAAGGTAGTTGGCAGCGGCCCAGCGGGTCTACCAGTTTTGCGTGAGATCTTACAAATAACAGCAACCGTGCTGGGGTCAACAATTGTTGCAATGTCAGGGCGACCCGGCACACTCGACATAGGCGGCCAAGAATATCCGTGCTACGACGTGGCAGTTGGCTTGCAGGCACAAACCGCGTGAGCGTATCCACACGGTTAGGCGTGCGCTATGGTAAAACTATAAGTAACACATCAAGGAGTGAGCATGGCCACTAGCACATATTTAAGTAACAGCAAAGTTGAGATCGGATCGTCCAGCGTGTCCGTTACAGACATCACCGATCAGGTTTCAGCCTGCACCGTCAATTTTCTTGTCGAGGCATTAGAAAACACGTCGTTTGGTTCTACCGCACGAACAAACACGGGCGGGTTGCAAAGTAATTCCGCATCACTCACAGTTTACGCGTCGTACGCTGCGTCGGAAAGTTACGCGGTATTGTCGGCACTTGTTGGCACGTCATGCTTTATTCGTGTGACACCGACAACCGCTGCATTGTCAGCCACTAACCCCGGATTTGAGTTAAGTGCAACTTTCCTTTCTGCGTTACCTGTCATAAATTCCAACCTTGGCGAATTGGCCGTATATGACATAGAACTTCTTGGCGGTACTTACACCGCAGACATTACGCCATAAATTAAACGCGCCACAACTGGCCGAGAACAGGACAACGCATGAGACTACAATTAAAAGTAGATCTAAAAGACGGTACAGAAATACGCGAACTCACAACAAACTTGTTTGTAATTTGTGAGTGGGAAAAAACAGAAAATCGCAAAGTATCCGACGGCAAAGGCATCGGCTATACCGATCTAGTTTGCTGGGCTTATCATCTGCTAAAACTCGCAGGCGAAAAACTGCCGCCAACTTACCGCGACTGGGTTAAACAAAACCCAAACATGACCATTGAGGCAGTAGACGAGACAGACCCAAACCATACGGCGTAGGCAGTTACCGACGGCAACTAGCCGACCTACTAGTTGCAACAGGGTATTGGCCTACGACAATTGAGTTTGACGCGCGCGACCTAGTCACGGTGATTACGATATTGAATAAGCAACAAAAGAGGTGACGTGGCAGTTTCTACAACGATTGAGGTAGTGGGCGTAAAAAACGCTATAAATTCGCTACGCAAAATAGATCCGCAACTGCAAAAAGATTTTAAGGCAGACGCAACCGCTATCGCACAGCCAGCAATAAACGCAGGCAAAGCCGTCTATGTCAAAATGCCGTTGTCCGGCATGAAATATAAGTGGACGCAAAACGATCGCAAACTGTTTCCGTTCACAACTGCTAAAGCGGTTAACGGTGTACGCATGAGATTTGACACGCGACGCAACGCAGTAGGCGTAATTCTTATTGAACAGAAAGATCCAGCGGCCGCAATCTTTGAGACTGCTGGGCGTGCGAACGCAAACAAACTTGGCAACGCTTTAGGTTTTGTTAGTAATGGTCGCACTCGACTGCTCGGGCCTGCGATCTATAAAGCGCGTCGCGGCATTGAAGCCGAGATGACAAAGATGATTGCTAAAACTATGCGTACCGTGCAGCGGGAGTTGTAACTATGGCTTTATCTATTCCGATTATTAGCGAGTTTGACGGCAAAGGCATTGACAAAGCAATTAAAGAATTTAAGCAACTAGAAACCGTTGGTGAGAAAGCGCAGTTTGCAATTAAGAAAGCGGCAATCCCTGCGGCGGCTGCGTTAACAGCGGTTGCCGGTGCTTTGGGTTTGGCAACTAAAGCAGCAGCCGAGGACGAACAGCAACAGGCTTTGTTGGCTAACGCTATGCAAAACACGGTTGGCGCTACTGAGGCGACGATTGCTGCAACTGAGGACATGATCTCGGCTATGTCGAGGGCAACTGGTACGGCTGATAGTGAGTTGCGTCCAGCGTTTAGCGCGTTGTTATTAGGTACGCATGACGTGCAGAAAGCAACGGACGCGTTAACGATTGCGCAGGACGTGTCGGCAGGATCAGGCAAGTCACTTGCTGAGGTGTCGGACGCGCTCGCTAAAGCGTACGGCGGCAACATGAAAGGTCTACAAGCGTTATCACCTGAACTTAAAGACATGATAAAAGACGGCGCAACACTTGATACTGTCATGTCTGTTTTGTCAGACAACTTTGGCGGATCGGCCGCTGCGTCAGCAAAAACGGCTGCAGGACAATTTAAGATATTAAAAAATAGTATAAGTGAAACACAAGAAAGCATTGGTGCTGCGTTGTTGCCTGCTCTACAAGCGGTGTTGCCTTATTTGCAAAGATTTGCTGATTGGGCGCAAAAAAACCCTAAAGCGTTTTTAATTATTGCTGGCACAATAAGTTCAATTGCGCTTGCAATTGTGGCTGTAAATTTTGCTATGGCTGCAAACCCGTTTGGGTTAATTGCAGCGGGAATTGGTTTATTAGTGACTGGCATTGTTATTGCGTACACAAAATTTGAGTCGTTTAGAAACATTGTAAACGTAGTTGTTAATAGCGTAATTACTGCGTTTGAGTTTATGGCAAATTCTTTTATTCAAGGGATAAATACAATTATTAAAGGCATAAATTTAATAAGCCCATTTACTGACATTGGCACACTAAGTGAAATTTCTTTAGGTCGTATCGGTGGAGCGTCAGCAGTATCGGGTGGCGGTGAAGCACGCGAAGGTGGCACAGACAATATCACACCAAGTTTGCCAACTATGCCGTCCATGCC